ACTATCGCGCGGCTAAAGCCATCACTCTGGTTTGCTTGCCATGACTACGACGTTTACCATGCGCTTGCACTCACCCTTAAAAGCTCTTACCCTCTGTGGTAGTTGCTAGGCTGCTTTTTCAGCAGGCACGACTTCTTCCATAGTTATCACAAATCCGTCATAGTCATTAGCGACGACTTTAGTTATCGTGTCCTCGGTTTTATGTGCATAGGTAGCGTCTTTCCACCATTGATTCAAGATGTCCAAAATCTGCTCATTGCTCATAATAATTGTGTTTGTGCCTTTCATCCCAATCCCCGTTGCTGGTGTTATGTAACTGTTGAGTAAGATAGTAGGCGCTACCTACTAAGAAGTCAACAACAAATAGTAGTTATTACCAACTATTTTAAACGATAGTTAGTAAACAAATGATTTAATTGAGAAATTTAGCTGGAGGCTTTTAGTGCTTTGATGGCAGCGAAGGCTGCTTTGCGTAGCTCTGGAGATAATCCATTGAACATTTCTGCGACTTCTAGGCTTTCAACATCTAGTGCGTCTATTTTCTCGTCACCGAAGCGAAGCCAGCCCGGAGATACTTCTAATACTTTAGCTAGTTTTTCGATACATCTAGGGTTTTTAGTGCTTCCGTCCTCTATACCGTGTATGGATTCACGCGCTATTCCTATAATGTCGCCAAGTTGTTGCTGTGTCATTTTTTTACGTTCCCTTGCCTGTCTTAATCGCTGTCCTAATGTTTGAGTATTCATTTAGCTTTATATCCCTTAATTAGTCAATGGTCTTATTCGGTACTTTCGTAATCAAATGTAAAAAACGGCTCATATTTTGATTTGAATCAAAAATATGAGCAAGTAGGTAATAACGCCATATAATGCAAAAATCGCTTGCATTCTTAGTAGGTAATAACTACTATGTACTACATGAGCAGAGAAATTATCAAAGAAGCCGAGCGTTTAGCAGGCGGCACAAAGAAATTAGCCGACATTATAGGCATTCGTTCACAGACCATTTCGGGGTGGGAGCAGATACCGGCTAAACATGTAATGAAGATTGAAATAGCGTTAGAGCGCCAGATAACTCGTTACCAAATGCGCCCTGATGTATTTGTAGTTGATTAAACATAAATCCTGAGCCCTTTGTGATTCGGGATTTTTAGTATCTAAAAACAGCTTTACCTATTCATACCTACGAAAGTTAAGAGGTGGTAAGTGGAAGAACAAACATTGTGGCAAGACAGTTTAAGTGAAGCACTAGAGGCGGTTGTAATCGCTTGTGGTGGTGCTAAAGACGTAGGGCATGCCATGTGGTCAACCATTGATATCACGGACGCAGGAAACAAGGTTAAGCATTGTTTAAGCAAAGACCATAACCAGAAATTCAGCCTAGATGAAATCGAATTCATATTTAATTTAGGCGGTGAACGAGGTTGTTTAACAGGTGTTTCATATATCAATGAAATATCAAGCTGTGCACCTCCTGTAGCCGTGACTAAAGAAGATTTACAAGCACAGTTACAACGCCAATCCATCCAAGCTGTAAAGCAACTAGAAGGCATTGTAGACCGTTTAAGCAAGTTGCAGGGGGTGGGGTGATGCTCTGGTCTAATTTGAATTCAAAGAAATTTCTTAACCATGAAACATACGGTCTTTGTGACACTTGCGGCTTAGATGCATCGCTTCATATACATGAAAAATGTGGCGGCAAATCTGATGAGAAGAAGAAACCAATTAAGTACAAAGATAAAGAGTGCAAGAATTTAGATTGTTTAAAAATATACACCCCAACAGCTGGCGCACAAAAATTGTGTCCAGAATGTTCCGAGATACAAAAGACTGCAAATAAAAAAAGACATGGGTATTACTAAATGAATTCCAACAAGGAGCAACCACGCATGGAAGCACTAACAATAGAGGTGAGTGATGGCGAAATTTAAAGTCGGTGAGGTGGTGGTAATTAATTCAATAAATAACCCTCAATTAAGAGGCGTTGAAACTGAAATATTAACAGTTTTTTGTGATATAGAAGGATTTTATTACCAATGCGATGTCGAGCCATTGAATCCTCGGAAGACCAAATGGTATGAAAGCGCCCTAAAAAAGAAACCAGACCACTACAACGGTGACGAACTAGCCACATGGGAAGAATGCGCGTGGCAACCCTCAAAGGTAGGTGCGTGATGGATGAAAAATTAGTACAAGAAATAGCGGAAAAACTCGATGACCTAGATTGGGGGTGGAATTGGGAAGGTATAGAAATACTCATAACCCTAATCACCAATGCCAACAGGGAGAAGGCGGTAGGTGTTCTTATAGAGATGGAAATGCCTGATTACGGGCATACCTATCCTGCTGAAATCGAAGCCATAAACCAAGCCCTATCAACAGAGCAATCAGAATGAGCAGAGAAAAACAATTTCACGAAGCCCTGTACGGATTGAGATACAACTATCCAAACAGCGTAACTACATGGGGTCATTGCTGCACAGAAGGCTGTCCTAACGGCGCTAGAGGTTCAGGCAAGTGCGGTACATGTTTTGAGAATGAAATGGCTGAAATAATCGGTGATGAAGTTACAGCTATGAATATTCACGAAGCAATAAAAGACCAGTCTAGGGCTATCGCTGAAGCGTTGGAATTAGCTGAAGAATTGGACTTTGAGCAATCAGAAGGGGTGGGGTAGTGAGCGGAAAGTACTTCGACAATCCGGATAAATGGCTTGGTGGCTCTATGCGTGGGAAGTGTGTTACGTGTGGTTTAAGTACATCTCTAGGTGTTCATGAGAATTGCGGTGAGCGTAACCCAAATAACAAAAAACCATCGTACAAGATAAATCACCAGCGCGTATATAAGGAAAGTGAGTGTAAAAACCTAGACTGTTTGAAAAAGTACACGCCACATTCTAATTCGCAAAAACTCTGCCATGAATGCAGAGAAAAATACGGTAAAAGTTGATGCCTAACCCAACCAGAACCATGAACAAGCTATATCAAGAACTCGAAATATACGAGGACTTGAGAATTAACGCTACCAGTAAAAAACTTGCGCTTAAAGCGAAGGAACTGGCGATAGAAACATTAGCTCAGATTTGGGCTTTACGTAAACAGATTGAAAATAATAACAAGAAAGGTCTTTATTTTGTTGAATCAGAACCAATCACCGGACATTAGGTTTTTTGACCGTAGTAAGCACTTGCGCGAACACTTCGCCAGGTATGACTACATGGGTGTATTACCTCCATTGAACGCCTGCACTGGCTTTTTAAAGTTCTGTGATGATTGTCGTGGCAATGGGTTCAAGTTACCTCCTAAAGTCCTTAAAGATGAACTCAGGGCGTATGAGTCAATAAAAGATAAGAAGTATGTAGCTAATAAATACTCATGGGAAAGATAGTTTTATGAAATGGTTTAAGCATGAAACAAATGCAAGCGCAGACGCAAAACTGCGTCGAGTAAGAATGAAATATGGCATGGAAGGGTACGGTCTTTATTGGTACTGCTTAGAACAAATAGGCGCGACTGTAGAACCACATAATTTAACTTTTGAGCTTGAACATGATGCTGAAATCATAGCAGACGACACCAATATTCACTATGAGCGTGTCCAAGAAATGATGGCTTACATGATTGATTTAGGTTTATTTGAGTCTGAAACAGTTGATGAAAAAATACTAATAACTTGCATGAAAATGAGGATTAGAACTGACGAATACACACAGAAAGCGTTAAGAAATTCGACAGTTTTACCGATTGTCCGGACAACATCCGGAGAAGGTCGGGAGAAAGTCCCCTCTAATAGAAAGAAAGAAAGAAAGAAAGATATAAGCGGTCGTTTCACTCCACCAACACCAGAAGAGGTTAGGAAATACGCAGAAGAGAAAGGTTATCAGGTTGATGCTGAAAGGTTCTGTAATTTCTATGGCTCGAAAGGGTGGATGGTTGGAAGAAATAAAATGAAGAGTTGGAAACTAGCTTTAGCAAATTGGAGTGGTGGCTCAACAAATAATGAAGACCAACTCAAAGGCGCGATATGAAAAACTTAAACGACATTGATTTTCTGAAATTCGTTGGGAAACAGGAAAGCCAGTTCCTGGAACCAGCGTCAAAGTTCAAAGAAGAAACGCATCAGATATTTGAAGAAGGGGTTTTGAATTTTGGCGATACGCTTCCGTGGAATAAAACACACGACCTGTTTCGACTACGACCAAACGAAGTAACAATTTGGGCTGGAATTAACGGGCATGGTAAATCAATCTTGACCTCGCACGTATTTGCTCACCTGATGAAAACTAAAAAGTGTTTGGTAGCTTCGCTTGAAATGCCAATCAACAGAACACTGCACAGGATGTTTAAGCAAATAGCAGGAACGGCTAATCCGCCTTATGCTTTTCGAGAAAGTATTTTTGATTGGACTGACGACAGACTGTGGGTTTATGACCAGCTTGATACCGTGAAAGCAGAGCGAATAATTGGCATGTGTATTTACGCTTTGCACGTTTTAAAGCTTGACCACGTTGTCGTCGATTCGCTAATGAAATGCGGAATACCAAACAAAGACACAGAAGCGATGCAGGCGTTTATTGACCGGCTCATGTGGGTAGCAAAGACCTCACCTAACGGGCACATCCACATCGTTCACCACATCAGAAAAGGTGAGGATGAATACAAAATTCCAAATAAATTCGACATCAAAGGCGCAGGTGAAATCACAGACATGGTTGATAACGTCTGCATTGTTTGGAAGAACAAAAAGAAATTTGCAGCGATAGAAAAAGGCGAGCTTGTTGAAAAGATGAACCCTGATGGTGTGGTAGTTGTTGAAAAGCAACGGCACGGCGAATGGGAAGGGAAAATAGCTTTGTGGTTCGATAAGTCTAGCAATCAATTCAAAGGCTCACCAGATGGGCGTGTGGAATATTTTGAAATCAAACAAATAGAGCAAGTCGCGTGAAACCTGAAACAGCCAAAGCAAACCTATCCAAGAAAGCCAGACAGAAAGCAGAGGACGAGAGAATGAAAATGGTAAATCGAAGTTTGAGCAAGTTATGGAAGGTAGTTAAATCTAGTCGGTTAGTGGAGGGGTGATGAAAGAAAGAACTATATCAGATTTAAAAATCAAGCTTGCCTTGTCTGAGTTTGGGTTTACTCACACCATCAGGGAAGGAAGGTTAATGCTTATGGAGCTTTTAGCTAAAGCCGGAGCTGGGTACATGAACTCACATACTGAAGGATTATTTTTGATTAAGTTTGGATTATTGAAAATAGATAGAACGCCAAACAAAAAAGGCAGGCAGTTTCTATGCTCGATGGTTTACACACACTCAAACGGAAGACCGGAAGCATATGAGTTGATGAAGGACTATCGAACTGATAACTCATAGGTTTAAAAAATGAAACAAACCAAGCCCCAAATAATATCGATGTTATCGAGCAGAGCAATAAGCTTTGCAAGGGCATTAGAAAAAACATGTTGCAGTTACGACGAAGAAATAACGCCCAAGCATTTACTGGTTCAGATAAGTGTCGGCGAAGACTATTGGAGTAGGTTGAAATGAAAGTAAAACAATATTTAGAGCAAGTGGCATATATCGGAAAATCAGATATTACAGATGATGAAGGCAAGATATACCTAAGCAAGTTCGATGATAGTTATATCACCAGAGTTGGCATGGAAGACAATGTTAAATATCTAGCAGAAAGAGAAATAACTGATGAACTTACTCATGGCGTTGGTTTTAGCCCAAAAGATAACAAGTGGTACGGGTGGAGTCATCGAGCAATATTTGGTTTTGAAATTGGCTCGATATGTGAAAAAGGCCACTGCCATTACGTGCCATCAACACCTGAAGCATTGATAGACGACCATGCTGATTTCTTTCTCGATATTAGCCAAGAAAGTGCAGATAGTCACAGAAGGCAATGCCAGATACTAGATGATAGAAGCGGTATAAGGATTTTAAACGAACCAATAGCACTGCCTGTTATTCATGGAATTGAGAATGTCGCTGATGCTCTTGAAGATGTAGGCAGTTTGCCAGAGGAGCAGATATTTAAAGACGACTTTTACGAGATTAAATGTGGCCGCGGTGAGTGGACAGCAAAAACAATGGAAGACGCAAAGCAGATGGCAAAGGATTTTAACGAAGGCGTTAGCTGATGAACCGCCAAGAGCTAATTGAAAGCATCCAGAAAAACAAAGCTATAACCGGTTCTCCCAATAACATGCCTGCTATGGGCGAACTATCAAACGGTAGCAATCAATACTCAAAGAAAATGACACCAGAGGAACGTAAAAGGAAGGCGGATATTGAAGAGGTTAAGAACGGCAAAACTTATGGTGAAACTGAGGATTTATGGTAATGCACCACAAAGCAAAAAATGACTTTTCAGTAGTCGAGAAAGCTAGAGATATGCGCGAGTTTCAAGATATGGAGCTTAAAGATATTGCTAAAAATCTGAATATCGCATATTGGACAGTTGTTGACTGGTGTCTGTACCGGACCAGGATTTATTCGTGAACGAGCTATCACTTTTCACAGGTGCAGGCGGCGGTGTTTTAGCAAGTAAATTATTAGGTCACAGGATTATTGGATATGTCGAATACAACGAACACTGCCAGAAAGTTATCAGACAGCGAATTGAAGATGGACACATCGACAAAGCACCAATCTTTACAGACGTGCGTGAGTTTGCACAGTCCGGTGCAGCTAGAGAGTACAGAGGATTTGCAGATGTGGTTAGCGCAGGATTCCCATGCCAACCATTCTCAGTTAGCGGGAAAGGTGAAGCCGAAAATGATGAGCGAAATATGTGGCCTTCAACAATCGATGTCATTCGCCAGGTACGACCAAAAGCTGCATGGCTGGAGAACGTACCAGGCCTGCTTAATCACAGATACATTCAGCGAATATTCGGAGACCTGGCCGAGATCGGGTATAACGCAAGATGGTGTTGCTTATCTGCTGCCGAAGTTGGAGCAGAACATGTACGAGACAGGCTATGGATACTTGCCTACTCCGACGACACACAACTGGAAGGAGGGAGCCTATCCTGCGGAATATTCCAGAAACACACCTACATTAGCGACACACGTTGGGGGAAAGATAAACCCGGAGTGGACAGAGCATCTAATGGGCTGGCCTCAAGGGTGGAGCGACTTAAGGCCACTGGAAACGGGCAAATTCCAAGCGTGGCTGCAACAGCATGGAAAATACTAAGCGCATGAAACGATCAGGGCAGCAGAGAAAATGAACATAAGAACGCTAACAAGTGAAGAACTATCGCACCACCTACATGTAACGGGGAGCGTGAAAGCAAAAGCGGAGGGCGAATATTTCTGGTTGGATGAATACCGGAAGATATTGCTTGATAAATTAACGCTCAACGAGCAGGAAGCAGGCACAGCTCACAACAAAGCCTTAGCCCTTGCCAGAACATCAAAAGACTTTCTAACGCACGTAGAAGGGCAGAGAGAAGCCAAAGAACAATTACATCAGGCTAGGGTTGATTATGCCGAATGTGACTTTGAGATAAAACGAAGATTGAATTTAAGTTTCAGCAAAAACCGAGAATGGAATGCTGAGAAAAATAACACGTAAATGGGGCGGGTAAAGCGATGAGTGAAGTAATTAACTTAAGAAGTCACTCGAAGAGAGGTTTAGCGTCTCGAATTCATGGAGGTCAAAAAAGGAGTTCAAGGCTGAGAGGTTATGAAAATATAACGTACTCAAGTGCTGAGCTTTTTGAATGGATGGAAAAGCAAACTAATTTTGACTGTTTGTTTTTGAATTGGATAAATTCTGGTTATGACATGATGAAAACACCATCTTGTGATCGCATTGATGATTACAAGCCGTACTCATTTACAAATATGAGAATAGTTACATGGAGAGAAAATCAAAAGAAATCACACCGCGATAGAAGAAACGGGATAAATAATATAAGTAAAAAGTCGGTAGCCCAACTAACTTTAGATGGCGAGCTTATTGGTGAGTACATTTCTATTGTTTCAGCGAGCAAAGAAACAGGGATAACGAGAAGCGGGATAAATATGTGCTGCCTAGGATCAGTGTCATCACATAAAGGATTCAAGTGGGAATACACAAATTCAGAAGAAAATAAACGCAAGGAACTGCCGACTAAAAGACGGTACTTATTTAATCATGACGACCCTGTAAGGAAAAGTTATTTGACTAGAACATCAAATACTTGAATAAAAATGGCAATTATGATTAAAAACGCAAATAAATCAACGAGGTGGGCATGAAAGTATTAATTGAGTATAACGAAGTAACCGGACAGATGACTGATGTAGATGGGATACAAGTTGGAACATGGATGAATATAAATTCATTTGAGTTAAATTCGGGAGTTAGTGTTGAGGTTTTAATAAAGCTAAAAAATGCAGGGTATACAGCAGACGAAATCATACAGATGAAAAATAAAGAAATAATCTAACCCATGCTAAAAGCAAAGAAGCTAAAAGATAAACGATGCAGACAATGCAATGAGTTGTTTACGCCTTGGTCGTCACTCCACGTATGCTGTGAGCCACCATGTGCCATTGATTACGGTAATGCTAAACGAGAAGCTAGGTTAAACCGTGAGATTAAGTTAGTTGATAAGGCAAAGCGTCAGGATATACGAGAGCGTAAGCAGAAACTTAAAAGCAAAGCCGATTGGTTGCGTGAAGCACAGACCGAATGCAACGCCTACATACGCGAGAGAGACAAAGGAATTCCATGTATAAGCTGTGGCAACACTAACGACGTTAAATACTGTGCAGGCCACTACAAGACGCGAGGAGCATATCCAGAACTTAGGTTTCATCCTTTCA